TCTTCTCGGTAATATGCAACTGCAAACTTTTTACCATCTTCATCATTATACTCACTACCATTTAGATTACCAAACAATCCAAAATCAAAGTGTGATTTTGTTTCTGTTGGTTCGCCCTCATCATCAACACCCTCGTTGTGTGCAAAGTAAAAGCATTTATCTTTTGCTACAACATCACAAGGACTTCCATATTTATTTTTGAAGTGTCTTAGTGTTGAAACATCTTCTTTTGGATATGCTCTTTCAACTACTAACTTTGCAAGTTCACTTGCATATTTATAGTGATGATCTACACTCTCTCTTGCTTGAAGATATGCCTCTCGTTCTTGCGTATCTTCATTCTCAAACGTGTGTTTGATCTTATTAAAGAGTTTGTTTCTTAACTCAGTATTCATTCTTATTTTAGCCATGTTTCCTCTTTCTGTTTTATTTGACATGATTTGAAATTATCACTTGACAAAAGGATTGTCAAGGACTATATATGATTATCAGCCTCATTTGAATATTTATCGCTGAAACAAAACTATAAATATTCTGGGGATCTGCACCTACAAAAGCAGATAGGAGTAAAGCGCAGAGAAACACCGGTTATTAATTTGCTCTGCGCCTGATCCCTGATCCTATGTGTCGATCGATAAAGTAAAATGCATATAGGATCTGGGATCAGTCATTATTGACTGTGAGAATTAACACTAGAACATAGGTCGCGATGCGTATATGCATGGCCCGGTAAGGTTGCAAACTGAAAGGCTCGCCTACGTAGCATAGTGACTGATCAACAGAAAGAAATTATGAAAGTAAACGCTGGAAAAGAGTACAACAAAATTTTAGTAAACCATTGGCGCTGGCTCGAGGCTCAAGGCCCAAGCTACAAGGACCAAGCGGCAAGCTGCAAGCGTCAAGCTTCAAGCTTGACAAGACGTTTATATGGTGTTATAGGAGAATCAAGGAGAAAGAAATTATGAAAACAGATGAAGCATTAAAGATTATCGGAGGCTCACTGTCCAAACCGTCAAAGATGCCTGGCTGGTCAATAGGTTTACCTGCCAAAGAATGCAAGACTGGCGGCAAGCTTCAGAAGGTCCCGGGCAGCGTATGCTATGATTGTTACGCGCTCAAAGGTTGTTATGTATTTAAGGTTGTTCAAGATGCACAGTATCGAAGACTGAAGGCCATAAGCTCACCGCAATGGGTCACAGCTATGGCGCACCTGATCAACAGCAAGAAGCCGGATGTATTTAGATGGCATGACAGCGGAGACGTCCAGGACCTAGATCACCTTAAAAAAATTTATGAAGTGTGCAAGCTCACACCTACAAAAAAGCATTGGATGCCGACTCGTGAAGCATGGATAAAGGACCATCTCGACGGCAAGCCTGACAATTTAGTCATAAGGTTCAGTGCGCCCATGGTTGACCAGCGGGCGCCTGCTTCCTGGCCTAACTCTTCAGAGGTTGTTAACAGCAACGCCAGCTGCCCGGCCCCTAAACAAAATAATGAGTGTCGAGACTGCAGACAATGCTGGGACGCCTCAATTAAGACAGTTTCTTATGGTAAGCATTAAAGAATTACTAGGCGTAACTAGCCAATCATGTAATACGCGCGAGCGAGCTCTGGGTAGTTTGCCAGCCAATCGCGCGTTCAATTCGGATCAGGTCATTAGCGGAGCGAGCGCGACGGCGCGAGTGCAGCGTGCATCCTGGTCCGGGCCTCAAGCTTGGAGAGATGGACATTGCCAGCTTCAAGCTTCAAGCGTCAAGCTCAAAGAGATTCAAGCTTCAAGCGGCAAGCATCAAGCCCCAAGCACAGAGGTTCAAGCGCCAAGCCGCAAGCAACAAGCTCCTGGATCTGGGACCCTGGAAAAAGTTTCAAGCACCTTTGATCAAGGCTCTCTGCTATGATAAATGAGTTGTTAGGATGGCGTACATGAAACGCTATTTGGTGTGGTGAGAACCTTATTTTATTCCCCTTGCATACCTTTAGTTCTACAGTGAAAAAGTGACCATTATTATTATACCCCAATAGATCAGGAGTGCCGGATAAGCTAAGATTTTCAAGTCGTATCCACGAAATTTTAGGTATAGATTTTTTAATTTTTGCATATAATTTTTGTTCTGGTTTCAAGGGAAGTTAGTAGTCCCGTTGAAGCTTTTCTGGCAAGATAAGTCTAGAAGGTTTTTCAGTTTTTAAAACTAATCTGTGTGCACTATGACCTGCCTGGCCTATGATTGGAACTGCGTTTTCGTGCACTTCCATTCGTCGGATAGCATGTAACTTTCCTTCCATCTCTACATAGATAACTGCATTTTTTACTGCGTCGGAACCTTTTGTAAATTGACTCAAGAATAGTTGCAAGTCTTGTACTCTCATGAATCTTTTCTTCTTAACTTGTCAGATAAATCCTGTATCACTTTTTTATAACCTTGCAATAAATTATTTGCTTTTTCTAATTCTGAAGCTAACAATCTTTGTTTCCATAACTGGTCTTTCTGCAAACCCATTAACAACTGCATGCCTTCAACTCTAGCATTTAAATCATCTATTTGTTTAGTTAAATCTAAGTCTCCTCGATCATCTTTCATATCTTGACTTTATAGGATAGTTCCCTTAAATTGTCAACTATGGGTGTACCAAAAAGATTAACAGAAATGCAACAACGATTCGCTGAGTTCTTAGTATTCGGTGGACCGGATGGACCAATGACTAAACGTGAAGCTGCTATCGCTGCTGGCTACAGTAAAGACAGAGCTATGCGTGAAGGATCAGAACTAACTAATCCAAAATATTCTCCGCTTGTTGTAAAATATATTGGTGAACTAAAAGAAGAAAGACTTAGAAAACATGAAGTGACTTATGAAGGTCACGTTGCAGAACTTGCTAGACTTAGAGAGGCTGCTTTAAAAAAAGGATCATTCTCCTCAGCAGTGAATGCGGAAGCAAACAGAGGAAAAGCAGCAGGACTATACATAGATAGAAAAATAATAAAAACAGGAAAACTAGAGGACCTATCAGAACAAGAGCTAGAAGCAAAAATGAAACAAATCTTAGACGATTATGCACAGATAATTGATGTAACTCCATCTATTATAACTTCTGAATCTTCTTCACCCACTGACGAGGTATCATCGTCCGATCCCCAAAAGTAATACCATCATCATCTTTATCGTAAGACGCAAATAATTTTATAGACTTATCATCTTTAGAATATAACCAACCTTCATTAACAGGTCTTGCAAGTTTCATCTTATCAAATTCTTTTTCGGTAGCCCAGCCAGAGTCACTAACACAATCGATCCACTCCACTCTAACCTTTTGAAAAGGTATATCCGGAGTTGTTTCAGTGATGATAGCTTTTCTTCTTTTCTTAGGCATACAATCTTATAATACAAGAATTCAAATCAGTCTAGCTGCCACATTTTGAACACAATTCAATACCCCGATACCTACAAATAATTTTGTACCCAACTTCAGAAAAAAACTTTTTTTCCAGATTTACCCCTCGCAGGTTTCGGGATCGTTATAAATCAACACTTCTAGCCTTCGCGCTACCCCTCGGGGACCCCTCGGGATTTTTATTTACCCCTCGGGATTTTCTTGAAAAAACCCTTTTTCTTAGAATCATTCTAAACTATAGCCCTTTTTGTAAAATTTACCCCTCGCGTTGCGAAGGGTAAAACTGCAATCCCGAACCCTAGAGTCAATTTGCGAACCCTAGAGAACTTGTTTTTCTGCCTCATTTTCGCCATAATGTAGCTCCATTACCGCCATCTTTTCTTCTGCTTGTGCAATTATTTCTAATAATTTGTCTACCTCTCCTGTAATGTCAGGGTGCTCAGGTATTATTAACTCTTGGTCACTGTAAAGTTTTATTTTGTACTTTGCATCTTCAACTTGAGAGTTGTATTTGTAAGTTAAAACTTTTTTAAGTTGTTCATTCATTTCATTCTCCTTTTTATTATCTTACCACTTTTAGTTTCATACAAGATCCATGATCCGTGTTTATCGATGTAGTAGCCGTGTATCTTCATACTGTCTCCTTTTTAAAGTCTTCCGCTTTCATTGGTGTTGTTCTCTCTTTCTCGTCATGCATTAGGTCATAATACATGTCCAATCTTTTTAAAAACTCATGTTTATAACGTCTTAATTCAGGTCCCTCGACTTTGAACTCTTGATAATATAGGTCAGGCGTGCATACCATGATAACTCCTTGTTCAATCTTGGAGTTGTGTACGTAGTCATGGGCCATGGCGTACGCTGCAATCTGCAAGTAATAATCTTCGATCCATTCTTCCCTTTTCGGACGATTACTTTGTTTGAAGTCAACAACAGTTTCACGGCCGTTATGTAAACAGACAAGGTCTGTTGAGCCTGCGTATAGGCCCGGGTAATATAACGTAACCTCCGAACCATACCATTCATCAATCGGTGTGAGACCCACGTCAATAATTTTTTTGGCCATGGTTTTCGCCTTCTGTCCGAGTTCTGTAAGATCATCGTAGCCAGTTCCGAGTATATAATGTTCCAGGAACTTGTGCATAGCTGTCCCCCTACTACTAGATAAATTTTTGATTCGTTCTGCTTCTGCTTCACCGACTTTGGCCTTCCACTTTTTTATAAATTCTTGATTTTTGGTACGCCCTAATATCGTAGTTACACTAGGAAGTCTAGAACCATTTACATCATAGAGCCTTGTTCCGTGTTCCTCGGTACGTGTCGCATCTACATAGGTATACTTCTCACTCTTCTTAATCTTTCGACCAATGTTATGATACTCAGCAATGTCTTGATCGTTCATCATAATTTATTCTTTAACTCTTTCAAGTAAGCTTGATTCTCTTGATCTATGGTTAATTTATCCATGGCAATTTTTTGTTTGGCTCTAAGTATCTTAGCATGTTTACGCCAAGCCCATGCATTTAATGTTCCGGCCCACTTCATTATAAAATGAAGACTCGTGTATACAAATTTATCTATCATTCTTTTACCAATGCTCCCTTCTTAATTTGATTTAAGGGTGCTGAGTCATGTACATTACCTGATACAGATACTCTTACACAGTCAGAGTTAAATGGACTAACCCAATGTTTTAACCACGCAGGAAAGATAAACATCTCACTATCTTTTGGAAAGTAAGACATATACGTTATACAATCACGTATTCCTTCTCCATACATAAACTGAATACCACCAG